GGATATAGGTTGCCTGATAGTACCCGCGCAGCTCGCGCCGCACATTGTACCGGGCGCAGATACCGCGCACAGTGTCCAGATTGTCCCGGGCCTCCCGCGTGGGATATGGGCCGGTATAGTCATGCTCTGCAATCAGCACGGGCACGGGGCCGCGATCGGTGTTTATGTAGTTTCGGCGGGTGGTGATCCCGGCGGCGTTGATGCGGGTTTCCAGCCGGTCTAGCGTGGATTTTTTCATGGTTATTTCCTCCGTTCTCTGGCGGTCAGCCCCAATTAAAAACAAGTTGCGGAAACTTTCTTTCAATTTGCACGGCATCTTCTGCGGAATAATCGCCAATAATGCGCCCGTTTTGATAGATATTCCCACGATAAATGCAATCTAAATCAGAAAAGTAAATGTCGATTTTATCAGCATTGTGGGGGCTGTCCCCATACCACATATCAAGAGATTTCCTCATGTTTTCCTCCATTCTCCGGCGGGCGGGTCAAGACCGGTAGATAATCAAAAAGTCGTTGTAGTGGTTGCGATTGAGTTTTACAGGGTAGGACGGCCAGACTTCCGCCCGCTTGCTTGTCATGCCGTAAAATCCGCATACATGGTCAAGCTGTGCCGGGGTCAGGCTGTCAGCCCATGCGGAGCCGATAAATCCAACGGCCAAATATTCCGGAGTCTGGTCTGCAATGGTAAATCGGCCTGCAATATCTGCGATTATTTTCATGGTTAAGCCTCCCTTGCTGTCCAGCTAATGCGATATGGGTCTTGATGGTAATTTGCGCCTCTGGCCCACAGCTTTTCTTTGTCTAAGAGGTGATTTGCTGTGATGTGATAGGGTTTTCCGGTTTCCTTGTCTTTGTAATATAGCCTGTATTCGCTGGTGGCCTTGTTAAATACAATGCTTATAAGTTTCATTATGTGGCCTCCTACTCAATAAAGATTTGCGCTCTGCCTGCTGTATTCGTGCCGTGCGGCCATGTATGCGGCCCGCTGCATGTCGCTAAACTTGCAGGCGGAGAAAAGCTCTTCGATGTCCTCATAATCGAGGACGCCGGAACAGTCACCAAAAGCGGAACACACGTCAAAATCGGCTTGCCAGTTTATGCCGTATTCGTGATTAAACATCTCGCGGAGAAATGCGCTTTTCCAGTATTCCGCATTATCCTTTTGGAGTTCGGCCTTTTCGAGCGTGGAAAGAAGATTTTCTCCGTGTTTCACAAAATCAGCGTCTTTTTTATCGTAGAACGCCATAAATACAGGGCTGAAAATCATGTTTTCGGTTTTCTTTCTCAACTTTTCCCGTTCCTTATCAGGGCCGCAGAAGAACATGGAAATATGATCCCGGCGCAGGCCGTAATAGTTGCGGATATAGTATTCTTTCGCTTGCTTGTCCTGGTAGTTGGTCACTGTTTCCATTTCGTCAGCGGTAAACAGCTTTTTATTTAAGCTGTCAAAGTAAAATTCCCGTAGTTCGTCGCGGCTCTTGCCCTGGTGGTGCAATTCGTAATCGTTCGCATACTTGATATAATGCCCATCAGCAAACACAAGCGCGGAATAACCGAAGCAGCCGCCAAAGTCCACAAAATAGACTTGATGCCCCTTGACGGAGGCGGTCTCAATAGCCATTGCTGCGGCTTGCTCCTCTGTCAACGCTTCAATATCGCGGATCGTGTATTCTTTCGTTGCAGTGTTTTTCATTTATGTTTTCCTCCTTGTCATGGAGGGCGGCCCGTGGTATAATGGGCGTGCCCTGGTTCTGTGGTAGGTTCTGGGGTTCTTCTTGCCTCGGTCGCTGTTGCAAGCGGTGGCCGGGGCGTTTTGTTTGCCCTCGTTACCTCTGGGGCGGGCTGTGGTGCGTAGAGGGTTATACCTCCTCCAAAATTCCTTTGTAGCCGTAGCTGGTCTCAAATTCGGCCCACGATTTGCGGCCGCTTTTTGTGTACCAGTGCGGTCTGTAAGTAAAATCGCCATCAGCGTCCACCAGCTTCAAGAGGGCCTGCTTTATGCAGCTGGCCTTGACGATTTCCAACGATCCTCTGATCCTGTATTCTTTCATTTCCGTTTCCTCCAGGCCTGTGGCCTGTCGTGGTTGTTCCTGTCCGCTCGTCTTCACGGGTGGGCTGTATTGTTTTGGTTCTGATGCTAGTATATCCTATATATTTAGTATTGTCAATGATTTTTTCTATATTTATAGTATTATATTTTTTATATATAGGTTGTAAGATTGCAACAAATATTATTTTTGTTCAATTTTATTTTGCGGTATCTCTTAATATCATATATAAGGGGCACCGCCAGCCGGACACCCCCGGGGGATAGACCGGAGCCGCCATCTCCTACCTCAGTCTCTCTACCACCGAAAAATTAAAAAAGTCTCTTGACTATTCTGAATATTCAGGGTATACTAAATATATAGAATAAAATCCTAAATGGAGTGAGTTTGAATGGAATTTAAGAAAGCCATGAATGTTTTAATGGCGCAAGAGGGTATATCGCAAAAGAAGTGGGCAGAGGAAGCTGGATATAAGACAGTGAGTGCGATTTCAACTCCTATGAGCAAGGGAGATATTATGCTTTCTACTCTTTGCAGGCTAGCCAAGTCTGTTGGGTATTCTGTATGTCTTGTAAAAGATGGACCGAATGAAGAGGGGTATCTTCCCATTCCTGTTGATGCAAAGTCAGTTAAAGGGGCCGAAAAGAAGGGTTCCTAAAAATCCGAGCAAAACAAAAAGGGAGATGATGCTCCTTGGATGTAAGGAAGAATTTAATTGGGCAACGGTTTGGCCGATTGGTCGCTATCCGGCCCGTCAGAAAGCGGGCGAATGATGACCGGCATACAATGTGGTTCTGCAAGTGCGATTGTGGTAGTGTAGCGGTTATTCCTACAAATAATTTAATACAGCAGACGGTTTCTTGCGGATGTGTGTCAAGAGGGCCAAAGATAGATGATACGGTTAGGGCGGTTTGCCCTGGATGTGAGGAAAAGTTTGATATTGAATTAAACGGACAAAAAACTCCACAATTCTGTCCCGATTGCTCAAAAATATATACAGGTAATAGCTGGAAGGTGTGTCCAGTTTGCAGAAAACTATTCAAATCGTTTCCGAGCGCAAAAAAGACGACGTGTTCGGAAGAGTGCAGCAAAAAATGGGGGAATTATATAAGAACCGGGAGAAGGTTCAAGTGGAGTGAAAAATCAAAGAAAGCGGCGCGAGAAAGCGGGCTTTGGGACGATATGGACGAGGCTGCGGCGCGGGCGAGGGCACGGAAAGTTGGAGACCCCAGGTTTGAGCGGACAGAAGAAAACATAACATCAAAAATATGGGTTCTTGTAGATCCATCTGGGAATGAACATATAGTTCGGAATTTGAAGCTATGGGCAAGCGAAAATTATGAAAAGTTTGGGAAGGATGACTCTGAAAGGTCTATCAAACAAATAGCGCAAGGGTTTTATATGATTGCATTATCGTTAAGAGGGAAGAAAGCACCTCCAAGACTAACATACTTTGGTTGGACATTGAAGGATTTGCCAAGAGAGCTGGAGGATGATAAAGATGGACTGGATCAAATGCACTGATAGGATGCCACCAGACATGGAGCCGGTGATGGTGACAGCCTTTCATAGAG